TATTAGATGAACTGAGACAGAAGTGATTTGGGTAGTAGATGACTTCTATCCTAATCCTGACGAAGTGCGAAAACGAGCACTTAGGTTAGACTTCTGGAGAGGTACGTCTAAAAAGAAAACAAACAACAGACCAACGATATTCCACCCAGGCCACAGAGCCATACCAAACAGACAATGGTGGTGGGAAAACAGAATCTATTTACGAAATCGTTGGAAGGATATTGCAAATGTGCAGGTACATGACTTTGAGAGCATGAAAGCCTGTTGTGCGTTTAATCTGGGTTACGGAGAAAAACAAAACAGATTTAACTGGCTACATTCAGACGACCACTTTAGACCAAATACTAGGTCATCAATGTATGCCTGTGTTATTTATTTAACACCGAATCCACCACCAAATTCTGGAACGCTATTATTAGAGAATCCAGAAGGTGGGTTATTCGATACTAAAGACCCAAAGATTGGGAAGTGGAAGAAGCCTGATACAGTATTTCAGGGTAACTTCTTTGACTTTCCAGTCAGTAAGAAGTACAAAGTACACACGAAAGTAGAAAATAGATACAATCGTCTAATCATGTATGATGCTCGTATGCTACACGCTCCTGAGGACGCAGGCTTTGGTGATACCAAAGAAACTGCTCGACTAACACAATTAGGATTTTGGTATGGAGAAGATAGACTACAAATTTAATGAAGATATTGCTCTTGAAGTAGTAAAACAATACATAGACAAGACTTACGAACAGCACTATGCAAAGGGTAAGTTTCAATCTACTGAGTTCATATTCGATGCAGAACATGGAGTAGGTTTTTGTATTGGGAATATCATTAAATACGCTCAGCGTTATGGCAAGAAAGAAGGATTCAATCCTGCTGACTTGATGAAGATTATTCATTACGCTGTCATGCTCTATGGCAAAGAACATACTAGAGTATTAGACGGAGAAGAATATGGCACTAAGAAGTAGAGCGCACGAAAAACTAGATGGCGCAAACATAAACAAAGTAATCGCATTACTTGAAGCAGACGACCCGATAACTAAAAAGGAAGCCTGTGAGATTCTGAACATAAGGTATAACACGACCAGACTTCAGAAAATCATAGACGAACATAATGAAGTTTGGGCATACAAAGAAAAACGCAAGAGCCAAAATAAAGGTAAAGGTGCAACCAGAGATGAAATCAAAACTGTAATAGAGTACTATTTAGATGGAGATAACATTTCAGAGATTGCTACCAGAATATATCGTTCTAACGCATTTGTAAAAGCTATCATAGAAAGAGTAGGCATACCACAAAAACTGCCTGCACAGTTTGATAGAAAACGAGATATAATGCTACCAGAACAATGTGTTGCTGAAAGTTTCAAGGAAGGCGAGAGGGTGTGGGCTGCTAGAGATAATGCAATAGCAATTATCAAGAGAGAGCAGACTGTAAAACATCAAGAAGAGTGCCCTGGGTATATAAATCCAGTAGACTATGAAAAGAAGTATGGAGCAAAAGGTTATCAGATATATGTGATAACACCATGCGATACTTCTCAAACTCTGTTCCCTTGGATTGATGGTAGTAAAGTAGGTTATCACTCCTTTGCTTTGGCTTACGATTTAGGAAGTCTTAAGCATTTGGAGCAATATGGAGTCACAATATAGCCTAATCATTGCCATGTGGTTAACTACATGGGTTATGATACAATGGAGAGTATTTATACCGAGTATGTTAATACTTGGTAAAATGGATAATAGCAACCCGTCATATAGGTGGTGGCCGTTCGCGTGGGTATTGTTCGGTATAGGAAGTATGATTACGATACCAGTTATGATTCTACCCGCACTAAGTGATAGGTATAGAGATATATTTGTAAAAGGATATGTCAACAGTTTATTAAAGGTAGAATTATGAGAAGAATTATTTTAGAAGCCCTAGCGGCTAGATACAGGGGAGTAATGGAGGAGTGCAAAGCTAATATAGAAATATATTTAAGAAATCCTAGCGGAACAGCAGACCACCCCGAAGTACTCGATTCAATAGATGGTCAGATAAAGAAACTGACAAGCGCGCAAGAAAGACTTGAAGCGTTGGAACAATTTAAAAATCAATGAGTAAAATCACATCACCAAATATAGAACCCCAACATACAGTACAAGAGTGTACTGAAAAGCTAGTTGTATTACTAGACAAACTCAAAAATATGGACACAACAAGTAACCATTTGAGATTTCAAGTAGACGATGCTAAGATGTTAGCACAAGAGTTAAGTTATGAGTCTGATTTCCTCAATAGAACTTGACAACTACAAGATTGGGATAATTAGAAACCCTTACGAAAGGATTATAACTTCGTACAAAGAAAGCTGGGACTGGATAGGACTAGCTGACTGGATAGAAAAAGTAGGTTTACGACCACAATGCGAACTATTGAGCGAATGTGATGCAATAGTTTGCCTAGAAGATTGGGAAATCGACTTCGATGCGTTAGACTTATCCCCTAACAAAAATAGTATGAATAAGCTATCTAAAAATTATTCACAGGACTATAGACGTTGGTATAGCCAAGACATGAAGGACTTGGTACACCAAATTGTCTTGCCAGACCTACATACCTACGGGTATAGGTTTTAAAAAATAGTTCTTGACTACGCGTTCATTTCCATATATAATATACTTATAAATAGGAAAAGGAAAGGCATGAGCGACAGATTTTATACACAAATGCTAGAGGCAACAGGTTGGTGTCCTGGCTATAGAAGTACGCAAACCCTTTCTGAATATGAACTAAAATTTGGAAAAATTAACAGGAGAAGAAAAGTGGCTTGGACAGATGAAGCAAAGGCTCAGGCAGTAGAGATGTATACTGCGGAAGAACCGACTCCAGAAAACAGTATGGAAGTTGTCAAAGAAATAGCTGCCGAATTAGGCGAGAGCCCAAATGGTGTCAGAATGATTTTGACAAGAGCTGGTGTTTATGTTAAGAAAACTCCTGCGACTAAATCCACTTCAAGTGGAGGCGGTGGCGGTGGCGGCAGAGTATCTGTTGCTGACGCACAACAAGCAGTTACAGATGCTATATCTGATGCTGGTCTTGATGTTGATGATGCAATCATTGGCAAATTGACAGGTAAGGCTGCTAATTACTTCGCAGAGATTATTAACAAACTAAACGGTTAACTACCCCGAATACCGCTGAGTGCTTAGGTACTCAGCGTATTTTTGTGCCTATAGAAACAACCTTGCAAATTTAACCATTGGGTTCTTGGTAGAATACAATTTTAACCTAAAAGGAACTCATGAAGAAAGATGACTTTATTAAGCAAGTCGAAAAGTGCGGCGATGCTATAATAACATACAGAAGTCAGAACAGTCGTAGACTAAAGTACAACGTCTGTACGCTTGACTTTGACAATAAATATATACAATCGAAAAGAAATAGAGCAAAACCTAACGCTAATCAAGTGTTATTGTTCTGCTGGGACACAGATTCCTACAGGCTTCTTACGCCTGCAAATGTAACCTCTATAGTTCCTTTGTCAGCGATACTAAAGAATGATAGAATTACATGAAGCCCCAGCACTCTACGAAAAGTTAATACATTATAACGAAGAAAGACACGAAAAGATTTACTTGACTGTCAACACATTCCGTGATGTAGAATACTTGTCGTTGAGAAAATATTACCAAGATTTCGATGAACAATGGAAACCTAGCAAGGAGGGAGTAACTATGCCCCTAGATTTTACAAACAGCAAGGAACTCTTTGCTGGCTTAGTTGAGATTATATCCTTGGCAGAAGCCAAAGGTGTGTTAGAAGAACATTTCGGAGAAATACTAAATGACATCTATCAGTAGAAAAGTCCACTTTTATGGCGACAGTCATATGCAAGGATTCGAGATAGACCACGATGAGATACTTGGACGCAACACATATCAAGAAAAGAAAGATTTAATTAGAAGATTTGGGTTACACCAAGCAATAGTCCTGTGGAATCAAAAGATGGGAAGAGCAACAAAGATGTCAGTATATGACTTTGCTCACCGTAGATTACCACAAAGTTATCCATCTCTACTATTTCCTGAGTCAAGATTAAATGCTTGGCCTGCTA